AAGGCTATTGTGTTAGTTCTGAGGTCTTATATTTGTTGGGAACCGATAAAGACAACGAGATGCATATACATAGTGAAGCAAGCTGAACTATGCATATGTATCTCTAAGTATTTATCTAGATATACAAAAATAATTATAACACGTATTTTTGGTGTTGTTAAGGAATTAACGGCGCGTTATAAAAAAACTTAAAACATTGTTACAACATTGTTAGAAGCCCTACAACATTGTTAATCAATCAATCAATCAATCAATCAATCAATTAACATTGTTAGAAGCCCTACAACATTGTTAATGAGTTATAAGATAAATCAATCCAGCGTGAACTAGACACGACATAAATATTAGCTTGACCATTGGATTATTTAATGCATTCCAAATGGCTCGCCACAAGCTTTTAAAGCTGGGGAGCTGTACTTTGCTAGTGTTAACTTTGGCTTTCATAGCAAGCCCTTGCTGGCTTCTTAGATCTTCTGTGAATATACCTTGTGCTACTGCTTTGTATTTACCTTTAAATATCATTTTACTATCTCCTTAGATTGATAGCGACATATTAACTATACCGCAGTTATTTAATAAATGTTTATCACTTGATATAGTACCAAGTATCACGTCACCCTTTTTCACTTGGATATTTCTGACCAAATGAGGATAAAGCGAGTCACTGTCTTTAAAATTACATAAGTAAAACGTAAAGCTTCGCTTGGTTATCACTTCGCGCAGTATTCCCTCACCACGCTTATGATCAATCCATCTTACCTTAAACTTGCTACGCTTAATCATACGTAGTCACCTATTCCCAATATCAATTCACTGTGATCAATGTCGTTTTGTATACTTACCTTGATGATCTCAAGTTCTGTCTTGTTGTGTGGTCTATTCCTTATTAAATCTGTTATCATTACCAGCTGATAATGTAGTGTTATCAGCGCGTCTCTATGCTCTTTATATGTCCTTAATCCCATGCTTAATATCCCTCTTCACCAGTTATAACCTTGATACATTCGTCTACTGACAACCTATCAATCTTATTCTCTATGATATCCCAGATATCAAGCCCTAGTATTTCCATTATTTCGTTGATGTCCATACCCGATGTGATGTCGTTAACCTTGTCCTTTAAATCCTCATGTCTACTCATCTTATATATCCTTTGTTATGTGAGCTAAATTGCTCACAAACTACTAAGCATTTTTGATGCCAGCCGAGCAGCGCATAGAATAGACTTGAGAGGCGACATCGTGAAACTATTACATGGTTAGTATGTACTTTTTATATGTGTAACTTTTACAATCAAGTAGGGTGGGTCAAAAATCACGAAATGCTGGAGAGATGCTAAAAAGGTGGTCTGAGAATTTTTCGTATTTTTGCGGAAACCTTTTCAAACAACAATGTTGTAGGACTTTTCACGAAACCTTTTCAAACAACAATGTTGTAGGAGGAGTGTAAAAATATTATTAGTAATTCCACACACATAGACTCCCCTGTGACATAGTTGACAATACTTCTTTACTTCCTTTATATTAAAGAGATGTCAAAACTTCCCCTACCTCCATTACCAAATTTAAAGTCTAGCGAGATGCCAAAGCTAAACCTTGGTAAAGTAAAGACCAGTAAAGAGCTAGCGACCATTCCCCATCTTGGCAAAGTAGAGTTCTCGTCAACTAATAGAGAGTTTGAAGTAGAGGAAGATGAGACACAAAAAATAATATCTAAAACTTTAAAGCCGATCCATGCCACTGATCCCAACATCTTAAGATTTATAGACAACTATTTATATTGTCGTGATGCTAAACAAGCCGCAAGACTGTCTGGACTCAATGGTAAGGACGGCTCCAATTTAATGAACCGAAAAGATATCGTAAAATGTATCCAGAAAATAACAGCATTGGGTATACGTAAATATGGTTACGATGCTGAAGAGATAGTAGAGCGTGTTAAAGAGGTAGCCTTTATAGACCCAGCAGAGGTGCAGAACGAGGATGGATCATTCATTAATAACTTTAGAGATATGCCTCCAGAGGTACGTAGGGCAATTAAGAAAATGAAAGTTAGGAATGACTGGCAGATTGACCCTAATGGTATGAAGACAATTACCGGGGAGATAATAGAGATTGAGTTTTGGGATAAGTTAAAAGCCGTAGAGTTATTAAGTAGAGAGAAGGCGACATTTAAAGCCACGTCGGTGGTTGAGCATGGAGTAAGTAAAGACATGAGAGAGGTGCTATTGGCGTCCACTAAGAAAGCTCAAGATAGAATGGATGACGTGATAGATGTAACCGATGAAGAATAGCGATAAAGCTCCCCCGTCAAAAGAGGAGATGGATATATTCAGAAAGCTTATTCACGAGAACCGCTATGACTTCGTAAAATTAGCATATATCATATTTGGATTTGGAACTAAAGATACAGAGGTTGAGGACATAGAACCTTATAAGTGGCAAATTGAAGAGCTGCAGAATATAACCAAACATTTACAAAACCCATTAACTAGATATCAAACATATAGACTAATAGTATCATCAGGTAACGGAGCTGCGAAAACAGCCTTGGGTGCGATGATAGCTATCATACTATTATATACCCATAAACTTCGTGGTAGGGTGACAGCAAATACCAAACCTCAGATCACTCAAATAATATGGCCAGAGTATGACGTGTGGCTTCGCAGGGCGCGCTACAATGAGTTCTTTTTCAATAAGATGGGCGAGAGTATCAAAGCTCTAGATAGTCAGCTATCAGAGTCCTGGAGGTTCGATCAGTTTAGTTGGAATGAAGCGACGCCAGCTCGTGTATCAGGACTTCACAATAAGGGCCATGCGATACTTTACACCTTTGAGGAGGCACCAGGGATACCCGCTATTATTTGGGAGTACGCCTCGGGTGCGTTTACAGATGTGGACACTATTAAAATATGGTTGGCATTTGGTAACTCGGATGACCCAGAGAGTATGTTCGAGCAGAATAAGGAGTCTCCTGAGTAGAGATCCAGACGTATAGATACTCGGACAATGGAGCATGTTGACAAAGAGCAGATAGCTACTTGGTTACGTGAGGCTGGAGGCGACGAGGACAATGACGAGTTCAGGGTTCGTGTTCGTGGTATGGCTAGAAAGAGTGCTAAAGACTCTATCATAATGCAAGAACAAGTAGTTGCAGCTATAACTCGAGGAGAAACTTTCGATCCAGAGAGTGTCAAAATATTGCCATCGTTATTAAGCATAGATCCAGCTTGGCAAGGTGGAGATGAGACAGTTATTTGGCACCACCAAGGTCCATACTCATGTCTACTCGAGAGATATAAGTTAGATAAAACCAAGGGACAAGATCATCAATATACTTATGACAAAGCTAGCGCATGGGAGAAGAAACTCCAAGTAGATGCAGTACTAATAGATCAAGGTGAGGGTACCGCTTTAAAGACAATTGCCAATAATCATCAGAAATACCACTGGGAGTTGATCAGTTTTGCCAATACACCTAATGATACGGCTGAGTTTAAAGACTCTGAGTACGCTAATATGAGAGCGCAGATGTATTATCAAGCTAACCTACACTTATTGGCTGGTGGAGTGATATGTGCCATGGACCCAACATGGTTAGACGACATAAGAAAACAATTATGTTGGACCAAAGGCGGTAGACATAAGACCAATTTAAAGAAATTAGCTGAGCCAAAGAAAGATATTAAAGAAAGAGTTGGGGCATCACCCGATCTAGCGGATGGATTTGTGTTGAGGTTCTCAAGACAGCTAATAGATAGGCTTCCAGAGAATGATCTTAATCAACGTGGAGGTATGTCGATAGGACAAACACCTTTTCAGATGCCTGACCACGGAGATCCTTACGAGGATATGAACGGTGACTATGACATATACAATTGAGAGGTGGCATGGAGAACGAGGAGATACAGAGTTGGAGTTGTTCTTTATTAGTTCAGTTAAGATTGTATCGAAAATATATGGAGATAAATTTAATTATCATAGATTTGATTTGAGGGATTTTGCCAGAAAACATCGAGTGACGATCTGTAGATACAAAGGTAAACCAATAGGGTTTATGATGTCAATACTTACATCTAATATTTTTGACCCAGATCTTATTATATTACGCCAAGTTCTTCTTTATGGACAACCTAGCACAAGGGCTGCATACTTATTAATGCAAGATTTTATTGACTTTGGGAAAAACAATGCCAATCATATAATAACCATGATTAACACAAAAACCAACATTAAGCGTCAATCTCTAGAAAAGTTAGGTTTTGTGAAAGCTGAAGAATTTTATAGAATCGAGGTTTAGATGAGTGAAATAGAAACATTAGTTAAAGATACAACTGAGCTTTTAGTATTTGGACCTACAAGAGATCCTGGAAGACCTTTGCGTGAGTTAGGAGAATCGTTTTTTGGAGATTCAGAAGAAGATCTTGCAGAACATGACGCTTCTCAAAGAGCCATACGAGAGGGTGAAACTGCCGAAGACCAACTGGCTGCCAATGAATTAGCAAGAGCTAGACAGAGAGACTTACAAGCTTCTTTTGCTGCTCAGGCTAATCGTAGTACAGGTACTTCTAAAGCCACAAATACAACTCAAAAGACTGCCGCCACATCTACAGGTGCAACATCTAGAAAACTTGCCGCAAATGCGCTAAGTAAATTAGGTGATACAGGAGATTTTCTAGGCTTATGATTATACAACACGACTCTGACAATTTTAATAAAGCTGAATGTGAATACATAAGGCAACAAGCTAGACAAACTTTTGATAAAGTTCGTAGTACTTGGATTGATTGCGGAAAGTGGGCATTACCTCATCGTATTAAATGGATGTTGTCTCAAACTGAAGGGGAGAGAAACAACCAACATATTGTAGACTCTACTCATGTACTAGCTTTGAGATCTTACGTTGCCGGTTTTTTAGAAGGTAATACTTCAGCCACTAGGCCTTGGTTTAGAGTTCAAACAGGCGATCCTGAGTTGAATCTAAATCTTGAGAACCACACTTGGCTTGATAAATTAACCCGTCAGTGCTTAACAGTTCTTAGCTCTAGCAATTTTTATTACGCTGCTGGAGTATTCTATTATGACTATGGGACATTTAATACTGGCGCTCATTTTATAGACGAGATTGATGGACGACTATTCTTCCATACTTTAATGCCAGGATCTTATTTTGTAATTAATGACTCATTTGGTGAAGCTTCAGTTCTCGTTAGAGAGTGGACACTTCCCGTAAAGGCGCTTGTTGATACTTATGGGAAGCAATCAAATGGACAGAAAGATTGGTCTAATATTTCAGATCGTGTTCGTACAATGTATGAAAATAGTAACTATACTCAACAAATAGATATCGTTCAGGTAGTTAAAAAGAATGATGATTTTAATCCTGAAGAACCTCAAGGTGGACTCAATAAAGAGTGGATGTCTAAGACCTATGAGTTAGGTGGAAGTGGTGGACAATACTACCAGGACGGACAAGAGTTCGGATCTGCTGTACCGGATGTTCACGATAAAGAGGTTTACCTTAACCGTTCAGCTTTTAGAAGAAAGCCTTTTATTGTTGGTAAATCTAGTAATGATTTTGAATACGGAGAAAAAGGTCCAACTATTGACGCATTGGGTTTAATTAAATCGCTCAATAAAAAAGCAATAGGTAAAGATCAAGCTTTAGAACAGATGTTGAGACCTGCCCTACAAGGTCCAATGAATCTTAAAAAGTCTTACATTACAACAGCTCCTAATTCCTATGTACCACTAGATGCAACGGCTATTTCTCAAAAAGGATTGAAGCCAATATTTGAAGTAAATACAGGAATAGGCAGCTTAATTCAAGACGTTAGCGATTTAAGAAGCCAAGTAGATAAGCTTTATTATGCGGATTTCTTATTATTTTTAAGTAATAATCCTAAGACAAGAACGGCTACAGAAGCCAATGCGGTTGTGAGTGAACAACAATTAGTTATTGGTCCTAATTTACAAAGTTTAAATTGGACATACAATGTACCTCTTGTTGAATTTATAATCAGTTTTGTACTGGATGAAGATCCACATCTTCCTCCCCCGCCAGAATCTTTAGCGGGACAATTCTTAAAACCTGAGTTTATCTCAGTATTTGCACAGGCTCAGAAGGCTGCTGACCTTCCAGCTATTGATAGATATGTCGCAATGATTAGTGCTGTTGGGCAAATGAACCCGACAATTTGGGACAAAGCCAATCTTGACAAGCTCGCTGACATATATGAGGATCGTTTATATTTACCAGCAGGTTTGAACAATCCTCAAGAAAAAGTAGATGCGCAGAGACAACAAGCTCAGGCTCAAGCTCAACGTCAACAACAAATGGAACAAATGGTTCAGGCTGCAGGTGCAGCAAAAGACATGGGCATACAAGCAAAACCACAAGGGGAAAAATAATGGCTATGAGTGAAGCAGATAAAAAACGTCTAGATAAACTAGAACAACAAAAGAGAACTGCAGAAAAGAAAGTAGATATTAAGAAAGCCTTAGTGAGAAACTTTAAACAAACAATGAAAGCCAATAAAGCTAAAATTAAAACTAAAAAATAAACCAAAAGGAGAATAAGCATGAAATTATTAATAGGTATTTTAACAATTATGTTTTTTACGACATTTGCTCACGCAGGATTTGAAGGAATCAACGATTCAACAAGTCTTAAGATCTTTAACAAGATCCAATGTGATGTAGGTATGACCTGCAGCAGAGGCGCTAAAGGCGTTTTTAATATGGACGTTGATGTACTAAAGGTCCAAGTAACAGCTTCAGCTACAAGTTTAACGGCTGCTGATTGCGGATCTACTATAGTTGGTGGTGGAGCATTCCAATTGGAGCTTCCTGAAGCATCTACTGTTCTAGGTTGCAGATTTACTTTTATTGTAAATGCTGTTGCGGCTCTTACAGTTAACCCAGATGATGCAGATCAAATCGTTCTTTTAACAGATGCTGCAGGCGACGCTATATCAGCTAATGCTATCGGCGAGTCTATAACCATTGAAGCTGTTTCGGCTGTTAACTGGGCACCTGTAGGCGCAGAAAAAGGCACATGGGCTGATGTTAACTAAGCGCGTTATAATTTAATATGCAGGAATTATCAAAAGAAGAAATCAAAGAGAGAATCGAGCATCGTGAAGTGTTGCTCGATATACAAGCACTTCTTGTTACCAGTTCCGGTAAGAACTTTATTAAATATTTATTTAAAACTCTAGATGTTTTAGAGTTACCACCATTAGGCTTGACAGGTGACATTCTAATGGACAAATTAGGGTCACTGAGAACAGGTAACTCTATTTTCAAACTAATAGCTGAAGCCAGTCCTGACATTGCAGGTGACCTTATAGCTCAAAATGAAAGGGATAAGAATGTCCAAATTTATCAAGACTATGTTGATGGATCAGATTAAAGAATATGGTGTAGAAGGTGGAAGTGGTGATACACCTCCTGCTGATCCTCCTGCTGAAGTTCCAAAGCCTGATGAGAATTTAGATGATCTTGGTTATGAGAAGGTCGAGGAACCTAAACTTGACCCTATAGTTAAAGAGGATCCGCCCGCTGATCCACCTAAAGAAGAAGAGATTAAGGACCCAGCCACAGGCTATAATGAAGATGCCCCTAAACCTCCTGATGAAAAACCTAAAGAGGATCCGCCTGCTGATCCACCAAAAACCGATGATCCACCTAAAGATGTTGAGCTTACAAACGTTGAAGGATTGCTTCCAAATGAACTTGAAGGGATTAAAACCTTCGCCAAGAAGCATGGTGTCACTCAAGAAGTGGCTCAGGCTTTAGTCGATCTAAAACAAGATGAAATAAAAAAACTAGACGATGCTCTTGAAGCTGGGAAAGTAGAACAGAAAGCTAACGTAGAGCGAATTAAAGGGGAATGGCACAAAGAACTTAAAGATGATCCAGACTTTGGTGGCGAAAAATTCGCCTCTAGTATCAAAAAAGCCGAAAAAGTAATTGAAGAATATATGCCTAATTTAAAAAAGGAGTTGACAAAACATAGCAGAATGCTGCCTCCTTATGTTATGAGGGACTTGGCTAAATTAGCGGAACATCTTTATACCAACAAACCGATGGTTAAAGGTGAGCCGATGGTACCGGGTCAAAATGAAGCTGAGTCTACAAAAGATGATGCATTAGAATTTTATGTTTAAAATATAATTTAACTCAAGGAGAAAATCAATGGCCGCTTTAGGAACTAAACTTGTAACCTTAGCAGATGTAGCTAAAAGTAAGAACAAACAGATCGGTAAAGTAGCCGAGGTTCTTGTTGAAGAAAACCCTATGCTTAACGACATTCCTTATATGGAGATGAACGAAGGCACGATTCATAAAGAAGATATTCGTTCAGCTTTACCGGCAGTTTACTACCGTAAAGCCAACCAAGCTATTCCAGCTTCTAAAACTACTGTTGAAGAAAGATCTTTCACTGCAGCTCACTTTGAGTCAAAGTCTCAGATCGACGCGGCTGTAGCCAAAAGAGGTGGAATGGATAGAATAGCTTATAACAGATGGAATCAAGCACAAGGGCATATCCAAGCTCATGCCATCGAACACGCAAACCTGACTATTTATGGGTCACCTGTTAGTTCTAACAGAAAGACTGCAGGATTATTTGATATTTATTCAACTTTAGCTACCACTGAAGAAACCAGTAAACAAATAATTGACGGTGGTGGAACTGGATCAGATAATATGTCGATCCTTTTAATTAACTGGGGAGAGCGTTCAATTTTCGGAGTGTATCCTTCAGGAACTCAAGCTGGCTTAAAAAGAACTGATCGTTCCGCAGGGAATAAAGAAGTTCAAATCGCAGCTTTAGATTCAGACGGTGCAGCCGGAAGTTTCTGGGGATACGAAGAGCAGTTTGAAATTGACCACGGTCTTGTAGTTAAAGATTATCGTCAAGCTTCTAGAATTGCGAACATTGACTTAAGTCTTTTACAAAGTGGAGTTGGCGCTGCCGACCTTATTGACTTAATGATTAGTTCTTATTACAAAATCCATAACCCTCAAAATGGAAAAGGTGTTTTCTATGTTAATAGAACCATCGAAGCCTTCTTGCATAAGCAAGCTCTAACGAAAGTTGGCGCGGGTGCAGGATTAAACTTTGATAATTTTGAAGGTAAAAAAATCTTAACTTTCTTAGGTATCCCAGTGAGAAGATCAGATGCTTTATTGAATACTGAGAGTCAAGTAACAACTTAATTTTAGAAGTTTAATTTTAACAAAGGATATAAAATGAGATTTGATATACAAAACCAACTTTGTGTCGAGCAGGCCTTCACTGGCTCTGCCGATGTTAGTGACAACTCTTACCAAAAACAAAGCGCAGCTCAAGACTTAAGTATTGGGCGTAGAATGGCTGTAATGGTTATGCCAACAGTTGCTGCCGGTGCAGGTTCAACCCACGTGTTCGATGTAGTACAAGCTGATAATAGTGCTTTAACTACTAACTTAGAAGTGATTGGCACCATCACAGTTTTAGCAGCAGCTTTAACTGTAGGTAGTGTTCACGAGATTCCAATCCCTCAAGGGGTAATGGATCAACTTCACATTGGTCTTCAGAACACCTCAACAGGTGGAACAACAACTGTAACGGTTGATGCTTACTTGGTTCCTCAAGACGAAATTGCTGAATACAAATCATTTCCTAAAGCCGTAAACGCGGAGGTTTAAGTTGAGTAAGAACAAACAGATGCCTTCTTTAGGTGGAGATAAATCAGAGGGCGCCGTAAAAGGCGCTTCTGATGACAAAAGCGGATTTCCAGATAGTAAACCTGAAGAGTCTAGTTCCATTACGAAAATGCCCGCCTCCGGTGGAGGAATAGAAGTAATTGCTTTAAGAGCAGGGTTTTTTAAACAGGCTCGTAAAGAAGAGGGTGATAAGTTTAAAGTTTCAAAGATGGAAAATTTAGGAAATTGGATGAAATGTCTCGATCCTGAACAGGAAGAAGAGCATCAAGATTATATTAAAGCTAAAAAGAAAAAGAAAAAGTTAAAAGAAGCGGGTAAATAAAACCCGCTTAAGAGAAGGCGGGTAAATGTATACAAAAGCGAAAATCTTCAACCTAGCTCTCGGGGCACTTCTTTTACAGAAGCGAATATCTGATCCTGAGACTGATACATCAAACGAAAATAAAGTTTTATCAACTCATTATGATGTGGCATTTCAATCCACAATTGAGGATCTTGATTTGGACTCGACATCAACT